AAAAAGAACCATGTCGTTGCGAAACTAACGAAGTGAACGAATGGGTTGAAGGTTTAGTTAAATCTAACTACCACCCTGAAGTAACAACAAAGAAAGAGATGTATGAAATGATTGGTTCATTATCTGATAGTGCGGATGCATTAGGAGACGCTAAAAGAATGTTTAGTTCAGATGGTAATATAGTTGATGAACAATCACCTCAACCATCTGAACCTGATACGGATGCTCCTGTAAGGGAGAAACCAACAACAAAACCAGGTAAACCAAAAAGAGAAAATCCGTTTGAACCAAAACATAAACCAAAACCTAAAGCGGTGTTACCAAAACAGCTAAGTTTTGCATCATTAGGTATTGAATTAAAACAAGCCGCGGAATGATTAGTAAAAAATCACTTTTAGAAACAATTAAAAACATTAAGGAAATGCCAGTAGATTATGGTGACAACCCTGAAAGAATAGAACCAGGTCTTGAGGATAAACTTTCAACACAAGACACACCTTATAAAGATAACCCTGCGTTTCCACAAGATACCCCTGATGGGTTACCATCTAATTGGGAAGAGTTATTGGCGTCTAAGAGATTTAAAGACGTTGTGGAGAAGGTAAAACGATATACGGGGACCGAAGGTAATGTTACCGATCAAGGTACATTCATGTCTCTTGTAGGTACTATGCAACAAATGTTAAATAGTGTTTTACAGTTCGAATCAGAACACAAAGAATATTTAGAGAATTTAGCGGTAGAATTAGTCAAGAAAGAAATGGCACTACCTGAAGGATCATTACAATTTGATGCTAAGTTAGTTGGTATGGGTGAAATTTCACCTGAAGGTTTCCAGCAACAAGGTGAAGAACCAAGTGAAGAAGAAGTACAACAACAATTTGGTGTTGATGCTGAAGAAGCTGAAGATGATGTGGAAGATTTTATCGACGCATTTGAACAGTTTGATCAAGAGACAGCTAAAAGAAGATTTATAAATGCATTAATTCAAGGATCATCCAAAAAAGGACATTACATGTTTGAATTAGTTGCAACGGAATTAGAAGAAAAAAACCCTAACATCCTTACTCAGTATGGTATATTAATGTCAGTAAACGATCTTATGTATTGGATACTACCTGATGGTGTTGTACAACAAGGTATGGAAGGTGGAAGTTTTGCGGGTAAAGAAGAGGTTGATACTGAAACAGATCCTCCAACAGTTAGAGCAACTGCAGTATTTTTTCCAGCATTAATTCACGAACTCATTAAAGGTGTTATGGAAGTTATGGGAACTAAAGGTTTACCTGACGATCCTCGTGCCGCTGAGATGGTTATGAATTCGACAGATACATTACCATCAGAGATATGGGATTTAAGATTAGGTCCTGTTATTTGGGAAAAATTTAGAGAGTCTTATCCTGAAAAAATTATGGNTGAGGAATTGAAACACATTCAAAATTACTTATTCTCAAGATTCTCATCTTTAGATAATGATGAATTTTTTAAAGTTTCAAGAGAAATACTGAAAGGAAGTACCTTAGGTAAAGAAATTATAAGTAATATGGTTGATCAGATTATTCAGGATTTACAGAGTGAAGATTATGAAGAGGACCAATATAATAGAGAATATGGAGACGATGATGATGATGATGGACTCGGAGGATTCTTAGGGTCATTAGGGATTACATTTTCTCCTGAAGACGATAATTAAATAACACAAATTATAAGAAAGTGGTCAATAGACCACTTTTTTTGTATTTATTGGATATGGATAAACAGAAACTCATACAGTTAAAAGAATATGCTAAGATCATTAAGGACACTCCTTATGCTCTTAAAACATATTTACAGACATTTGACAATACTCAAAAGAAATATGTGCCATTAGAGTTATTCCCCGATCAAATTGAACTTATACATGATTACGATAATTATAACGAAAACATTACACGTAAGTACAGACAAGCGGGTGTATCTACAGTAACCGCGGCTTGGTTATCTAAAAGAATCCAAACCGCAAAACCAACTAACCCCGAGAGAATTCTAATTATTGCCAACAAACGTGATACTGCGATTGAGATGGCTAATAAGGTTCGTGGTTTTTTAGATCAATGGCCCGAATGGATGAATGTTGGATTTTCACCTGATAAAAACTCAGAGAGTCGTTTTAGAATGAATAACGGATGTGAAGTTAAAGCGGTTGCAACCTCAGCGGATGCACTTCGTGGATACACACCTACCGTGTTGATATTTGATGAAGCCGCGTATATTGATGCTGGTGAAGATTTTTGGGGTGCGTGTATGGCATCGTTATCTACGGGTGGTAAGGTTATACTTATTTCAACACCTAACGGTTATGATCCAATATATTATGGAGTATACGACCAAGCACTAAGAAAAATGAATGATTTTAAAATTACCGATTTAAGGTGGTTTAAAGATCCTCGTTATGCTGGTGACCTTAAATGGTTAAAGGTGGATGATATCATACATTACATGTTAAATAGAGAGCAATATGTTGATGAGGATATCACACTTAATGAAGGTTGGGATCGATACGAAGAATTACATGAATTAGGTTACAAACCCTATTCTCATTGGTTTGAGAATATGGCAAAGAAATTTAAGTACGATAAGAGAAAAATTGCACAGGAATTAGAATGTGATTTCTTAGGTTCGGGTGATGGTGTTATATCAAATACTATACAAGAGAAGATTAGGAAAACAATGATTACCGAACCAATTGAAAAATATATGCAAGGAACATTGTGGGTTTGGAAAGAACCTGTAATGGGACATCGTTATATTATGGGTGTTGACGTTTCTCGTGGTGATAGTGCTGATGCATCTTCAATATGTATTATTGATTTTGATGAGGGTGAACAAGTATTAGAATATGTTGGTATGATACCACCTGATGATTTAGCGTCTATTGTTTATAAATGGGGAACACTATATAATGCGTTCGTAGCAACTGATATAACAGGTGGTATGGGTATTGCAACATCTCGTAAATTACAGGAGTTAGGTTACAAAGACCAATACATTGATGGTGTTAACTCACAAAACAAGTGGGAGTACAATAAAAAGGCGCAGGAGAAGATACCTGGTATCAGTTTTAATAATAAGAGAACTCAGATTGTTGCAAGTTTTGAAGAGAACTTAAGACATGGTTTTAAAGTAAAATCATCGCGTCTNTTAAATGAATTGAATACATTTGTTTACGTTAATGGTAGACCTGATCACATGAAAGGTGCACATGATGACGCTATTATGGCGATGTCAATTGCGATGTATGTTGGAGATATTTGTTTTACACAGTTAAAACGTAACGACACAGCAAACAAAGCAATGTTAGATTCGTGGGTATTTAGTGAAAGGACTTATGATACTCAAAAGTCGTTTTACTCCTATGGCACTGCGTTTGACGCGATTGGTTCTATGAGTACTGACCCGTCACCATACCCGATCGGACAGAAAGATGCGAGTAAGGAACAGTACATGGAACATAATTGGTTATTTGGTAAATCAACATATAGATCAAGATAACTTTATTTACTAATATATTTTCCTTATATTATAAAGTATAATATTTATTAATATGGCAAACAAAAACTTAACAGTTTATCAAAGGTTAACAAAGGTGTTCGGATTTCAAAATGATGTCCCTAATCCACCGCAATATCGTTTCGACAAAGATACTCTGTTAAAAACAGACAGTAAAGAGGACTACGAAAGAGAGTTACTCCAAGCAAAACAATCAACATACGTTGCCGACAAGTGGGCCAAGATGGACCAATCACTATATAACCAATCGGTTTATTACGAACCAAATAGATTGGCCGCATATTATGATTACGAATCAATGGAGTTCACACCTGAGATATCTGCATCGTTAGATATCTATTCTGAAGAGTCAACAACCCTTTCAGAAAAAGGAGAAATTCTAACAATATACTCCGAATCAAAAAGAGTAAGTAACATCTTAGAAGACTTATTTAAAAACGTACTCGACATTAACACAAACTTACAGATGTGGTGTAGAGGAGTTGCCAAGTACGGTGACAACTTCGTATATCTAAAGATTGACCCATCAAAAGGAATCGTTGGATGTCAACAGTTACCTAACATTGAAATTGAAAGACATGAAGGTGCTGCGTCTCACGTACACAAAGCCGAGACACCTGTAAACATGAAAACACGTGAATTACGTTTTGCATGGAAAAATAAGGATATGGAATTCCAAGCATGGGAAGTTGCACATTTCAGATTATTAGGTGATGATAGAAAGTTACCATATGGTACATCAATGTTGGATAAGGTAAGACGTATATGGAAACAACTACTTCTTGCAGAAGATGCGATGTTAATCTATAGAACTTCAAGAGCACCCGAAAGAAGAGTGTTTAAAGTGTTCGTAGGTAACATGGACGATAAGGATATTGAAGCATATGTACAACGTGTGGCAAACAAATTCAAAAGAGATCAAGTAGTTGATCCTGCGAATGGACAAGTTGATATGAGATACAACCAAATGGCGGTAGATCAAGATTATTTTATACCTGTAAGGGATCCATCTCAAACAAATCCAATTGAAACATTACCAGGAGCACAGAACTTAGGTGAGATTGCGGATATTGAGTACATTCAAAAGAAATTATTAGCAGCACTAAGAATACCAAAGGCGTTCTTAGGGTTTGAGGAAATTGTTGGTGATGGTAAAACATTAGCATTAATGGACATACGTTTTGCAAGGACGATTAATAGAATACAGAAGTCACTTGTTCAAGAGTTAAATAAAATTGCATTAGTACATTTATATCTTTTAGGTTTAGAAGATGAACTTACTAATTTTACATTATCATTAACTAATCCATCCGCACAATCTGATTTATTAAGGATTGAACAATGGAAAGAGAAGATTACGTTATATAAAGATGCTACTTCTGATCAATCTCAGATTGGTATCCAACCAGTGTCACACACATGGGGTAAGAAGAATATTCTTGGTATGAGTGATAATGACGTTGTACTTGATTTACAACAACAAAGACTTGAAAGAGCACTTGGTGCTGAATTAGGTATCACACAAAACATTATCAAGAGAACTGGTGTGTTTGATGAGGTAGATAAGAAGTACGGTATCCCTGAAAAGGATAGACAAGCAATGGACGCTTCAATGACACCTGAGGATGGTGGTGGAGATGATATGGGTGGAGCTCCTCCTATGGGTGGTGCAGACGCACCTCCAATGGATGATGCACCATTAAGTGAAGACAAGAAAAAAAGTAAATCTACATTAACGGAAAGTAAGAAATCTAAAATATTGGGTATGTTAGGTGATGAAACAAAAGATTTTGATGATCTTTTTGATATCGATAAGGCTCAACGCAATATTTATGAGGTAGAGAATAAACTCAATGACATATTAAAAGAATAATTATGACGACATTTGGACATATAAAAAACAAAGTTCTAAACAAACTATCTAACTCTTATGGTAAGGGTGAATTTAAAACTAACCTGAAGGAACACTTCAAACCAATAATGGAGAATGACATTTTAAAAGAAATGTACTCCCTTTATGAGGAATTAGAAACAAAAACGTTTGACGATAAAGAAACTGCACAGTTATATGTGGAAGAACTATCTAAAGTTTTAAAAGAAAGACATTCTGAGGTAAGTACTGTACTTAACCAAATGAACGAATCATTAATTGATACTAACGTTGAATCAAATAAGTTGTATGAGTCTTTAGATAGACTCTCAACAGAAGATAAGTTAGGTAATATTTCTGAAAAGGTTATTGCTAAAAAATTCTTGG